CTGCGTACTCTGAGCCCGGCAACAGCGCCGACACCGTCTCGCTCGACAAGCGCTCGACACCCGCATCGGTCACGCGCACGAGGCCGACGTTCGTGTACGCGTAGACAGCTTCGCGTAGCACCGTCGTCGCACGCGGTGACGACGCTACGAGCGTCGTGTCGACAAGATCTACGCGCCACTGTCCGCCGGCGCCACTCAATCGATAGACGCCGTCGGTGCAGAAGATCCACAACGCGTCACGCGTGGCTTCCATCGCGATGATCTCGCCGTTGCCGATGAACGCCTCATTGCGCGAGGGCGCGTGCTCCGGCTGCCCATCGTTCGACCACTTGATGAGATTTTTGTAGGTCTTGTACGGGATTACCTGAGCCGCAGCTGAAGGGTAGAGCGGCACTGAGGGCGAGTAGTTCTGCCCGTTCGTGGCGCGGACCGAGAACGTCTGCGCGGTGTTCGGGATCAACGGCTCAACGACCCATCGGATCGTGCGGATGCCGAGCGCAGGGTCTTCTTGAGGGACGAGGTTCTCTGACGTCGTGATCTCGAGCCGCCCGAAGGTGCCGAACGACCCGGCCAGCGATGCTGGCGAGCCGCCCCAGTCGGAGTGAGGATCGATGATGTATGGGGTCGTGCTCCCGCCCGCCGTCACTTCGACGACGTCCTGTATCGCGAGGCCGGTACCTGCGCCGGTCGCGTTCTGGTTGAACGTGATCGAGGACGCCGTGGTGGAGATGACTTCGGCGTTGGTGGGGAAGTTGGCGCCCCCAACGCCCGTACCGAACACGAATCGCTGCCCGGCAACAATGCCGAGCATCTGTCCCGCGCTGACCCCTGTGACCGTGGGGCTGCCGAGCGTGACGACAGCACCCGTGATGTGGCGCACGCCAATGCCGCGCGTGCGGAACGCCGCCGTGTCCCAGTTAGGCTGGCGAGTGTCGCCGATTCCGGCGGGCACCTGAAAGATCCACTGCGGACGCGCGGTGATGCTGCCGTAAAACGCGTAGCCGGAAAACATCGCGGCGCAAGCAGCGATGTCCGGCTGCCGGTGCGCGCCGGACTGGCCCTGTTGCCCCGGGTTCGTGTACAGCTCTTTGCCGGAGGTCGTGCCGAGGATCCCCGGCAGCGTCGCGTCGTCGAACACCACGACCCCAGCCGCAATGTGCGCCGCGTCGATGACCGTGCTCGCGATCTGCTTGAGTGTCGTTCCGGGGTCCGTCGCCTTGGTCGCGCTGTAGATGACGTCCGTGCGGTAGAGCTCAACGACGTCTCCAACGCGGATGTCGATCGCAGTGCTCGGGGAGATGTTGACTGTGATCCGAACGTCGCGCGTCCCGCCCAGGTTATTGTAGAAGATCACGATCGGCGATGGCCTCGACACGACCTCGTAGCCGTCGGCGAAAGCGCGCTTTAGAAGCACCGCATATCCCGCGCAGCCGTTGGCTGGAATCGCGACTGCGTTCGCAATCAAGTATGTGATGTCTTCAATGTGTAGCTGTGGCAGCCCCGCGCGCCGGACGGGAACAGGTGTCGACGGCGGCGAAATGGTGTCCGCGACGATGATGCCGTTGGTCGTCGAGTTCACAAACGCGCGATCGCGCGCGATGAAAGGCTGGACTCGTCCAGTTGCCGAATACTGCGGGGTGGGGCTGTTCGTGTTCGTCGGATAGGTAACGTTGACTGAGTCGATCTGCAGCATCCACGACGCGCCCTGAACCACCTCGAGGTGGTGTCCGGCGAGCAGCGGAAGGATCTGGTGCAGCACGTCAGTTGACGCCGCCCCAACGTTGACCGCCGCTTGGCGCAGCGGTGCGCTCGACAGCACGCCCGGATCGCGCATGACGACGTTGCGCGCCTCCAGGCACGCGCCGAGTGGGTACTGACCGTAAGGGTTCGGCTGCGTGACGATGCCGAGCGGTCTGACGAGTAGTTCCCTCACGGGAGCCACCTGGCGCCGCCGCCACCACGCGTCTTGAGCGACACCGGCGTCGTCTTCGGCTCACTCTTCACGCGCGGCAGAAGGAGCGACCGGAATCGAACGAGGTCGCTCTCAACGTTGCTCGCGAGCTCGTCATTCTTCTCGCGCAGCGAGAGCTCGACCGCGACCTTGATCGCCGCGACGTCCGCCAGGCAGCGATGGAAGTCCGCCGGCAGCTGCGGCCATTCGGATTGACCTGCCGCGCGCATGAAGTCGCCGGCCTGCACGTCGCTCAGGTCCTGCGTACCGCCGAGCGTGAACGAGGTGCCGGTGAACGTCTGTGAGACGTCGAAGACGATCGGCTCGAACCAGCCATCCGGTCGGATGATGTCGATCCGCTGGTCGCCGCTCGTGATCGTCGCGGGCGATATCCCGTCCTCGTAGACTAAGGGCAGCACATTGACGGTGCAGTTGCGTGTGACCGGATTGATGCCGACGAGGCGGCCGCGGATCGTGCCGCCGCCGACAGTCGAACTCTGCTGCGGCACGAGCTTGGGCGGACGCATGTAGAAACTGAGACGCAGCGGAAACACCGCGTTCGGCACGGGGTAGAGCGCGACGTAATCGCCCTGCAGACAGAACACCTGCGGCGTGCCCGGTGAGATGCCGTCCCAGTCCTGCACGTCAGTCGCTGGGATCTCTTTCAGCGCGCCGTAGTTCGTGCCGCCAACAGCGGCAATCTCGACGGCCTCGAGACCGCCGACGACCGCGCGGCCCGGGATCCGATACTTCCGCTTGCCGCTCGTCGTCGTCGTGTCGGCGTACTTCAGCCAGCAGCCGGAGCGCGCTTTTACGATGATGTCTTCGAAGACGGAATGCAGCTTGTGCGTCAGCTCGTTGAGCAACACCTCGTCGGTCTGATCGGGATACGCCGCCGCGTCGCCGATGTACGCGTCGAGGCGCAGCCACGAGAGCAGCTCGTCACTTCGCATCAGCCGTACCTCTGCCGCCCGTAGGCATCAGCGAGCGCGTTCATCGAGGCAGCGCCGAACGTCGGACGCACCGCCGCGTACGCGGCCCACGGGTTGGTGTCCGCGGGCCCGGGCTGTCCCCACTTCTGCGCGATCGCGTTCTTGCCGACGGTGCCGGCCGCACCAGCGATCGAGCCGATCAGCTGGCCGTAGTCCGGCTGGTACTCGGGGTAGGTCGACTCGATCTGCCGCGAGATCGCCTGGTTCGTCGCGCTGTCCGGGTCGTTGGGGTCGTACGGCTCGTACGACATGGCGTGATAGAGCGGGTTGCCCGACAGCCCGCTGATCGCCGCAACGCGCTGCTCCCACTCGCGCTGTGACGCTTCGCGCGCCTGCTCCTCGAGCAGCTGCCGCGCGTTGTTGCGCTGCTTGGCTTCGTCGCTGGCGCTCAGGATCGAACCGATCGCGCCGCCGATACCGCCGACCACACCGCCAATCGCGGTGCCCCACGGGCCGACAGCCGAGCCGATCGCAGCGCCGCTCGCAGCGCCGGTGCCGATGCCGACGCCAATGCGTCCAGCGCTCGCCACGGCCTACACCAGCCTTCCGCCGCCTGCCCTCGCACGCAGCGCTTGCTGAATCCCTGCGTTTGCTCCGCCGCCCCAAGAGGGCTGACGCTGCATCATCGGCTGAGGCGCTTGCTGGCGCTGTGGCGCCATCGGCCGGCGTTGCTGACCCGGCGCACCGTCGCGACCGCCAGCTCGCACGCCAGGCTGCTGCGCCGCCGCTGCGGGCTGCTGTGGTGCTCCACCGCCCGGAGGTCCGCCCTGCATGGCTCGCGCTTGCCCAGGCCCGAAGCGCTGCGCCATCATCTGCCCCATCGGCGACCCCGAGAAGCCGCCGGCTTGCCGCTGGTCCATCGCTGCCCCGCGCTGTGCTCGAGCGGCCTCGGACGCCTGCATGAGGCGAGCGACCATCGGGTGCGACATGAACGGTCCCATGCCGCGCATCTGGCCGCCGCCGGGAGCTGCAGCCATGCGCTGCATCGCCGCCGGGTCACCCGCAGGCGCGCCGGTCATGGTCATCAGCGCCGGATCGCCGTCGAGGGCTGCCCCGTCGATCGGAGCGTCTTCGCGGAGCAGCAACTCTTCCTCGGGCGTCATGTGTTCTCCGTTCGAAACTCAGAAGGCCGGCCGAGGTGAGGAAAGAATGGGCGCAAACGCACCCCGGCCGGCCCAGAGGGCTGTGGATCAGGAGGGCGCGTCCTGGTTGCTGTTCACGATGCCGGTCACGATCGCGGACCGGTACGGCACGCGGATCAGCGGCGCCTGCTGCGAGAGCACGCGAATTTCGCTACCGGCGTTGTTCGGCAGCTCGAGGAAGAAGCCTTCGCTTCCATCCGCACCACGGAACGTGATGTCCGAGGCGCCGATGCGAACCGTGTTCTCCGGCTCGAGGAAGAACGAGACGCTCTGCTTCTGGTACTCGTGGAGACGAATCTCCACCTTGCCGACCGGCGACAGGTACGTGAGCTTCGTCGCGCCCTGCACGCGCGTCTCGGCTCCGTTCTCGAACCACTGGCCGCCGCTCGCGGTCGGCACGTTGGTCTCTTCGGCGAGATCCGCGAACGTGTGCGCGTTCACGAAGCCGACGAGGCCGTTCTTCGCGCCGTTCGCGAAGAGCTTCGCGCACATCGCGAGGATCTTCGCGCGCGTCAGTGGACCGCCCGCGTTGAACTGGCGCGAGCGCCAGATGATGTTGTTCGCAGCGTTGATGTTCGCGAACGTCCCGACGTTCTGCAGGATGCCCTGCACGCCGAGACACGCCTTCTGGTACCAGCCGTGTGGGATCAGCCGTTGACCGGCCGCGACTGCAACGCCGCCACCAGCTGCCGTTCCGAATGTGACCTCGCACAACGCCGGGTCGCCTACGCCGACGACGTTGACGCCGCTCGCCACGACCGAGGTGCCGGCCGCTACGACGATGTCGACGAGCATGCCGCCGCTGGTGTTGCCGCCGTTGCCAGCGTTGTTCCAGAGACCGGGCGCCCAGCTTGCCGCCGTCAGCCGCACCGTCACGCCGTCGTTCCACTCGGTGCCGCCGGTGAACGATGCGACCTCGCCGATGTCGCACGCGATGGTCGAGCCCGAACCCGGGCCGAACATGCAGGCGATCTCGTTGTAATGCTCGGCGCCCCGGAGGAGCGTCATCATTACGAGGTCGAGCGGCTCCCAGTACGCCGCCGCGTCGCCGCTCTTCGAGGCGCCGTTGCGCCCCTTCAGCATCGCGCTGTACGGGATGACGTCGCGCAGCGCGATATCACACCCATCCAAAATGTATTCGAGCTGGCCCGCCGGTCGCGCCGCGTTCAGCGCGTAGGCCGTGCCCGTGATGTCGAGCGTCTGGCCGTGTGAGATGGCCGCTTGGATCGGACCGCGGAACTGGCGTCCGGCGCGGTCCTTCGGCGGGACCATCCGGGCGAACTCACGGAAGGAGTTCACCTCGGGGAGAGGATTCAGGTACTCCGCGTAGCGATCGGTAAAGTCTGCCGCAAAGGCAGGATCGATTGCTGACATGTGTCAGTGCCCCTAAACGGTTGAAATCGTTGCGATTTCCACCGCTTCCGGGCTTCTGACACCGCCGCCGGTCCTACTCGGGCTTCTCGGTCCCCGCAGCTATTGGCGGAGGCGATTCCCTTTCCCCGACACGGGCATTCCGTTCCGCGTTGGTGAGGCGCCGTACTGGCCGCCTCACGTGGGATACTGTGGGGAAATGTACGTGCAGTCAATACAACCGATCAGCCAAACGAGAAGCGCGGGTCGGTCTGCATCTCGCTGGGGCGCTTGCGGGTCGGCTGGTTGGCCGGCTGACCACCGCCGGGCCGCGCTGCCTTGCCCATGACGGGCGGCGCCGATCGCGGCTTGGCCTTCGGCTTCGCCGGTGCAGCCCTCCGCTGCGAGTCCTGGTCCTCGAGCTCTTCGCGGAGGATCTGCGCCGCCTTCATCACGTGCGAGCGACGAACCTGGCCGTCCCAGCCCTGCGTGCTGCGAACGACGTCGTTGAGATGCACGAGCAAGCGCTCTTGGTTCGCCTTGCAGTCGTAGATGCGGTGCGCCTTGAACGCGACCGGCATCAGCTGCGCGAGCCCACGGCCGAGCTGCATCTGCCGCTGTTGCTGCTCCTGCGTCTGCGATTCCTGTTGGCGCTGCTGCGCGAGCTGCTCGTTCTGCCGTGCGAGCTGGCGGTTCGCCGCTTCCACCTTCCGGGCGTTGTCGAGCCGCGCGAGGGTCTTCTGGTACTCCTGCTGCACGCGCACGTGGTTCTGATCGATGCCTTCGCGCTGCATCAGCTCCCACGCCGCTACCTGCGCAACGCGGCGATCGCTCACCTTCCGCTCGGCGAGCTTCTGCATCACCGTGTCGAGCACCTGGCCGTAACCGCGGTCCTCGTACTCCTGCAGGAACACGTCGGGGTCGTTGATGCGCTCGAAGTGCTGCCGCACGTTCTGATCGCGCATCTGGACCATGGACAGCTGCTCGCGCACCTGCTGCATGCCGCGGTGGTAGTCCGAGAGGCGCATCTTGCCCTCGGCCAGTTCGCGGACCGTCTCACTCTTCAGGTTGCCGTTCGCGTCGGTGTACTCGACCGTGATCTGATCGTGCATCTCCTCGGGGAGCGCCGCAGTGCCGGCGAGCACGTCTTTGAACGTCTGCAGTAGCGCGGCGTCGTCTTCGGCGAACGGCTGCGGCTGCTCCTCGGGAGCGAGCTCTTGCTCCGCCCCCGGCTCGAGCTCGGCGCCTTCAACCGGCTCGTCGACGTCGGGCGCGCCGAGTAGCTGTTGCTCGAGAGCCGCCGCACGCTCGGCGAACGTCCCGCCCGGCTGCTGCGGCTGCTCGCGGGGCGCCGCCTGCGGCTGCGGTGCGGCCGCCGCCGGCTGCTGCGACATGCGCGCGTTCTTCGCCTCCATGTTGGCGAGGAAGTCGCTCGCGCGACCTGCTCGCGGCTGTTGCGGCGCGGGCGCTTGCGGTGCTGCTGCGGGTGCTGCCGGCGCGGCTGCTGGTGCGCCTCCGGACGGTGCTGCGTCTGCCATTCTTTCCTCGCTTACTCGGCCGCCTCAGCGGCGAAATCGCCTTGTGCTTCGTCGGGTGGGCCCGCAGGGTCCGCGGGCTCTGGCAAGTTGCTGTTGGGCGCCGTCGGGGGCGCGCCTGCGCCTGGCGGCGGATTGAGCGCTGCCTCGGTGAGCGCGGGCGGCGTCGGCAGCGTCGCACCGGGTGCCATCGGGTTTGCCGGACGCGGCAGCTGCAGCGTGTCCAGGATGATCGGGTCCGCCATCACCCAGTTGATCGCGTGCTTCGCGATGTGCTCGCCGAGCATCATCAGCGACTTGATGCGCGCCTCCTCAATCGGCGTCGGGTTGCCCATCTCGTCGAGCTGCGCGGGCATCGTGCGGATGCGATCGCGCATCGCTTTGTGACCGCGGCAGTGCATGATCGGATCATCGGTGTTGTCCGGCTCGCACCAGATGCCTTGCGCAAGCTGCTCGTTCTCCCACTGGATCAGCAGCGACTCAGACTGGTCGGCCTGCGTAAAGCCGCTCGGATCTCCCGTGTTGAACAGCTGGATCGCCGCGGAGCGGTCGGGCTTCGAGAGGTCTTTGATCGCGTTGAAGACCTCGAAGCGACCCGGGATCGTGCGCATCAGCGCGCTGATCGTGGTGACCTGCACACGCTCGATGCCCTTGAAGTCGCTGCCCTTGAACGAGCGCGAGTAGGGCGACTGGTTGTTGCCGGCGACCACGCCAACGAACTCGGTCTCTGCGTTCGCGTGCAGGAACGCGAGCAGCATGTTGCCGATCGACTCCATCGCGTCGTTCGCGGTCTGCTCGGTCGCGCTCACGTACTTCTGGGCGACGTTCAGCAAGAGTGCAGCGAACGCACCGCTCGAGATGTTGGCCTCGGGCGCGCCGCGCGCGACCGAGTTCATCCCGCTGATCTCGTTCATGCGCTCGATCAGGAACTCGAGCATGTACTGCACGGACGTGGGCAACTCGGCCCACTGGATCGTCTGCGGCGGCTTCTGCCCCGTCTTGTAGTTGAAGAACCCGCCGCCTTGCGCGAGCTTCTTCATGTCGACTTCGACGCCGTCTTCGGCCCACAGCGACTGATTGCCGTAGCGCAGGATGTTGTTCGCCGCCTGCGTAAGCAGTTCGTCGAGCATCTCCTGCAGCGAGAGCAGGTCGGAGCACTCGGGATAGCCAAACGCTGTGCCGAAGTACTTCGCCGAGCACACGTACGCGATCGGATTGCCCTCGGGCAGCGGGTTCGGCTCGTCCCACAGCGGGACGTCTCCCGCGACACCCACGTAGCGACCGCCGGGGCATGCCGGCGAGTCCTCGTGATAGAAGTGCCGCACGATGATCTGATCGGTCGTCGCCGCGCCCATGTCGTAGGCGAACATCTCGGCGATGCCGGCCTCGGTGCGGAGGTTGTCGACCGCGAGGATCTGGTTCGCCTTCTCGGGGAAGCGCGCCGCAACCTCGTGCTTCGAGATGATCTCGCGCACGATCACCCACGGGCATTTCTTCGCGTACGGGTCGCGCACGACCTCCCACGGGAAGAGGGCTGCGAGTGTCGGCGTGCCCGCCTTCTTGCGCCGCTTGACGGTGCGCGTGGCCGGCTGCTCGGGCTCGATCACGGTCTCGCCGGTGTTCGGGTCCTCCGACGCCTGCGAGGGCAGCATCATCGGCTCGCCCGTGGCCTCGTCGATGATCTCCTCTTCCTCGGTGACCTCGATCTCTTTGCCGGCCTCCGAGTCCCAGCGCACCCAAATCGCGCCCTCGCCGAAGTAGCCGTCAGCGTCGAGCGCCTGCCACTTCACGTGTTCGCCCTTCGCGGCGCGGAACACGTAGTCGAGCCCGGCCTGCGCCGTGGGCACCTGCGAGAGCGATGCGAAGTCGTCGTTCAGCGCGAGGCACTGGAACGCGACGCGCTCGCCCTGCGCCATGATGTTGCGCTGACGAATGTGACTCCTCGCCAGCTGCACGCGGAAGCGTACGAAGCCGGCGTTCTTGCCGACAAACGTCAGCTGCTGCGTCGTGTTCGCCTGCCCGCTGCCGGGGTCCATGCCCTGCGACTGCGCGTACATCAGCCGCAGCAGCTGCCAGTAGCCTCGCCTCTGACCGGCTGCCCACCAGCCGCGCTCCTGCCCTTTGAGATCGTCTACGAGCTGGTCGAGCGGGAGCGTGGCCCAGTAGGTGTTCGTTGCGTCCTCGGCGGCGGCGGGCTGCTGCGGTGCTTCCATCAGTTCTGCGGTTCCTCCGGCTTCTTCGGACGCGCGGCGAGCGCTTCGGCGTAGGCCTCGTTGCGCTCCACGCGTGTGTACGTGCTGAGCCCGCGCCCACCGACCATGCGCATGTGGTCGGTGTCGCCGCGGTCCTCGGCATCGAGGAACTCGTGCATCAGCATCAGAAGGCGGTTCTTGCGGTGCTTGGCCGCCTCCCGCTTCTCACGCGCACGAGCGATCGACGCGATGCGCACCATCAGCAGGCGACCATGCAGCGGATGAGAAAGTCGGGCTTGTTCTGAGGGAAGATGCGGTACGGGCTCGCATGCTTCGCAAGCTCGTCGATCAACGCGTCGAGCTTCGTCTCGGTCGCCTGGAAGAGATTCACACGCGCGACCTTCACGTGATCACGCACGCGGATCGGCGGCGACTCGACCACCTCGCGGTGGTACGTCTCGGGCGCGATCGGCGACTCCACGCGCTTGCCGAACTGGTCGGTCACGAGCGTGTACGCCGGACCAAGCCGCTCACCTTCGCTCGGGCGACGCACCACGAGGACGAACTGCAGCTCCGCGAGGTGCGGGATCGCCTGCATGTTGATCTGCGAGACGATCATTTCTTGAGGAATGTTCGCGTACTTCTTGCGGAGGTAGCCCTTGATCACCTGCGCCGTGTACGCCTCGTCGGGGATCAGAAAGACGGTGTTCTCGGGGCACGGAACGCGGTCGTCCGCCGGCTGCTGCGCGCGTGCACTCGCGCTCATCGCGCGACCTCGGCCACCGCGGCCCAGTCCGCTCGCTCGTCGACCGTGAGCTGCTCGAACGACGGTTGCGCCGTGTGCACTCGACGACGCGACGTGAACGCGAGGTAGAGCGACTCGGCGGTCACCGGGGGTGGATCACCCGTCAGTTCCGCGTCGAGCGCGTCCAGTTCCGTGTCGAGCGCGTCCAGTTCCGTGTCCGAGATCTTCTTTGCAGCAGCCGTTTTCGTCATCAGCGCCATCCTTTTCTCGTGCCCGTGAGCGCATCCACACCCTGGAGCGCTCCGTTGATCTCGTTCTTCGCGTCGGAGGTGACGCGGTTGATCTGCGACTCGAGCTCGCCGGCTTTCGCCCGCCACTGGAGGCAGATCTGTTCGAACAGCTTCACGTGCTCGTCGTGATCGGCGCGGTGCTTGGTCGCGTCCTGGCGCGCGAGCTCGGCTGCGTCGCGCAACGCGTCGCAGCGGTTGGTCAGCTGCTGCGTCTCTTGAAACCGAAAGTCGCCGCGCTGTTGCTCGAGTTCGAGCGCGTGGCGGATCGGCCTCAGCGCCTCTTCGAGGTCACGTTTGGATGCGCCGGCAATGGCGCGGCGGCCTAGGTCGTAGAGACCGGACAGGGCAGCGAGCGCCACGAGCGCCCACACAAGCACGGGATCCATTCAGCGCCACTTCCGCTCGGCTCCTGAATTGCTCCGGAACCGAGACTCGAAAGAGTCCCGCTTGCGCCCAGTGGCAGTATCCTGATCGACACCGACCGGTAATGCAACGTCGTACGCCGTGGTTTCGATTCGCGCTGGCGGGTGGGGGTTCTTCCGCCAGTCGATGTTGCGCCACATGTAGATCAGCGCCGATACGCAATCGAGGTGGCCGAGCGTGGGCGTGCGGTCCCAGTCGGTGCGCAGGTCGTTCCACGTGCCCGAGCGCAGCTGCTTGATCAGGTGCTCGCAGCAGTCCCAGATTTCGATCCGGTTCTGGCTGAAGCCGAGCCGTAGGGCGTGCAGCTGCGCCTCAGCGTCGTCCTTGGCGGTCGCCTGCCAGCTGAGCCCGTGCTGCGTGTGGAGGTCGCCGAGGAACTGCGGCGCGACGTCGCTGATTCGGCGGTAGGGGTTCGGAACGAACTGCTCGCCGTCCCAGTAGGTGAGGGCCGGCTGCGGCGTCTCCCAGACGAGCCCGCCGGCGGTCTTGGTGACGTCGGCGATCGAGACCATCGGCTGATCGCGGCGGCCAGGCTCGCGGTGGGTGGTCCACCAGAGATCGCGCTCGCGCTCGCGCAACACCTGGCCAGCGCGCTCGAGCGAGCAGTTGAGCTCGGCAAAGTCGGCTTGGATCACGAGCTTGTTGCGCGAGAAGTCGACGTAGCCCCACAGCGCTCCCAGCGGGTCGCGAAAGCCCGGGTCCATGCCGACGTAGCCGCACGCGTAGCGCGGCACCGGCGAGCGTGCAGGGACGACGTGCGCGGTGTGCGGCCGCAGCTTGGTCGGCGCGTCGAACTCGGGGACGACGGTGCCCTCGGGATCGCGCACCTCTTCGCAGAAGTACTCGCGGCGCACGCGTGGGGACTTCCGGCCGCCCGAGCGGTCGAGTTCGATCTCGATGTCGCGCGGAGTGAGCATGGTGTTGTCGTCGATCGTGTGCGTGCGGTAGGGGACCTTGCCCGGCGCGAACGGCCGCAGCTGCGCGTCCTCGCGGTACACGCTGTTGAACTCGTGGTCGGCCTGCTTCGCAGTCGAGCTCTCGAGCAGCAGCCACGCCCACGGACGCTGCGAGAACTGCGGGGAGATGGTGCCGTCTACAAGCTCGGCGAGGCCCTTTACGAATGCAGCCTCGGTGCCGATACAGAAGTCCAACCACTGGCCGCGCGTGGCGTCGGGGTGCACGTCGACGCCGACCAGCTTGCACCAGCTGTTCGTGGCCGGGAGCAACACCCCCATGTGATTCTCGCCCTCGAAGCTGCCTCGGAACTCGAGCTGATAACCATCGGGGGCGCCGCGAAAGATGTGCTTGAGCAGCGGGATGATGATGCCGCCGATGTTCTTCTGCTTCGGCGTGAAGATCATGCCGCGCGCGTTCGCGCGGCGAATCATCTCCTGCTTCGCGAGGATCAGGGCCTTGGCTGTCTTGCCCCAGCGCCGGCCGATCTCGTCGACCCAGATGTGATGGTACGTCGCGCCGCGCGCGCGGTTCGCTTCGATGTGCTCGTCCGAGTTGCGGACCTTGTTCCAGTATTCGAAGTCGTCGTAGTCGGCGAGCTGGTGCTCCTGGCAGAGGAAGCGCAGATCGCCGTCGCGGTACATCTGCGCTGCCCACGCGTCGGCCGCGGCGTCGATCAGGTGCTCGGCGGCGGTCACCTGTCGGGAAGCGCCTTTCTTGCCGCCGGCAGCTGCGGTGAGCGCTTGTACGGCTCGTACGTCCACACGTGGCCGCACGTTGGGCAGTGCACGCCCACGACGCCCTCGGCGTCATCGACGTAGCGCGATGGGATGCACTCGTGGAAGCCGTAGCCGCTTGCGTACGCCTGCCCCGGGTAGCGCGGCTTACCCGTGAGCACGCCGCCGCGATCGGGCGTGCTGAGCCCGCCGACTACCTCGGCTTCGATGAAGCCATCAGCGTCGACCTTCGCGAGCGTCAAGACTTCGCGTCCTCCTTCGCCCAGCGCTTGCGACACTCACGCTCGATGGCCGCATATCGGCGAGGGTTCTTCTTGAGCCATGCTTTGACCAGGCCAACGAGCGCGTCGAGCTCCCGCTTCGTCGGAGCCGAAACATCGATGCGGATTTGATCGCCGGGCGGTTCTGTGGTGCCGTCCTTGGCCCACCCAACGGCGGAGCCATCCTCGATGGTCGCGCGCCAAACCGAGCAACCGTAGACGCCTTCGCGCTGCTTCGTGACCTTCACGCGTCTACCTCGACGCTTGGTGGTCTGCGCCTCGGGCACCTGTAGCGCCACGACGGCGACGTGCGATGCGTGAGGCAGTAGAAGCACCGCTGCGCGCCTACCGCCCACTGCTCGGGGCTGTCGTCCTCGGGCAACCAGTGGTTGAAGTACGTGGCCGGGCCGAGGAGGCGCGCGCGTATCCACTCGCCGATCCGCCGGAGGATGGTCACTTGCAGCCCAGCTTGCGCGAGTCGGTCACGCACTCTTCGTAGATCCGGGTCTGCGTGCACTGCTCCACCCAGCTTTTGCAGTCCTCGGAGTACCGCTGACCCCGCAGGTGCGGCCCCTCCGGCCTGCACCCCGTGAAGAACACCACCGCGCCCATTGCCAGGCAGAAGAGCGCGGCGGAGAACAGCACGAGCGCGATGGTGTCGCGGATCACTCGGTGCTCTTCTGTTTGCGCGGCGGCATCGGCGCGATGTCGGGCCCGGGTCGCAGGCCGATCAGCTTGCCTATCCACGCGAGACCTTTGCGAATGGCGTCGATCACTTCTTCAGCTCCTCGTTGAACTTCGTGTATTCGTCGACAGCGACCTTCAGCGGCCCGTAGGACGCATCGCAGGCCGCGCTCTCGCCTTCGGCTTTGTCGGTGCACAGGGCGGTCCACGCACTGCGCGTCGCGGAGATAGAGGCCGCGAGCGAGTCGTAGACGGTTTGTGGAATGGTGGATGCGCAGCCGTTGGTGGCGGCGAGGAGGATTGCGAGTGTGAGTGCTTTCATTTGAAGTGCCAGGCTCCGGGTGGAAGGTTGGGATCCACGACGACCTTGATGCCGCCGTAGAGGTCGACCCGGTAGTCGTGCTTGAACTCACCCGAGATGATCAGGTCGATCGCCTGCTTGCGCTTGCGCTCGTCGAACTGCTCGGCGAGCGCGCTGGCGAGATCGAGACGGCTTCCGGGCAAAGCCTCCGCGCGCCTCTTCGCGATGTGATCGCCCGTGGTCTGCTGCTCGGGCGGCAGCGTGTCGAGGTGGCCCAACGCGGGCGTGCGCTGCCACTTGGGCCGCTCGCAGCTGCACACGTGGTATCCGCACGCGCGGCAGCCTTTCCAGTCCGGGGCCGGAATCTCGCCGGCGACGATCTTCTTGATCAACTCGTCGGCGGAGCCCACCGGCCCGATCGGCTTGCGCTTCTTCGGTAGCGGTCGCTTGCTCGCGAGCCGCGCCATGTCCCAAGTGCTCATGCTGTCCTCCTGTGCTCGCGCTCCCAGGCTTCGGCGGCGACATGCAGCCAGTCCCATCCGCGATGCTCGCCCCAGTAGCGAATCCACCGCGCGCGCTCGCGCCACTGGGCGGCAGTGAGCTTCGGCTGCTGCAGGTCGCGGCAACGCGTGCAACTCGCCGAGCAGCGGAAGCGAACGAACACGCACGAGCCGTTCTGCAGCTTGTCGAGGTCGATGCTCGCGCAGTCCTCGGCGGTCAGCACGATCGGCTGCAACCCGATCAGCGTGGGTTCACGGGTCATTTGCCGTCGAACCTATCGAGGATGGCTTTCAGCCGTTGCATCGGCTCGTCCTCTTCGCGAGTCATCCCGATGTACTCGAGATGATCGTGCAGCATGCGCGCCGCCTCGATCAGCTCGCGGAGATCAGCTGTGCGTACCTCTATGAACTCACGGGTCACGGCTTGGGCTCCGTGTCGTCGTGCGCATGGTTGCCCGGGATCGCACAGCCACCATACGAGCACTCCTGCTCGAGCGGGCCGTGGGCGCGGTCGGCGGCTTTGCGCGCTTCGTCGTGTTGGAAGTCTGTCGTCCCGAAGTCGCGCGAGTTCGCGATCAACCCCGTCAGCGTCGCGTTGTAGGTCGCGTGCCAGCGGTCGGCGTGTAGCGAGCGGTCGCGCTCCATGGCGCTGGTGCGATGGGCAATGCTCAGATGCTCGCCCTCCAGCGCTTCGATGCGATCCATTGCGTCGGCCCAGTTGCCACACAGGCGCTTGTCCAGCGCTTCGATGCGCGCCACGAGTTTGCGGTTTCGCTCGATGTCCCCGAGCAGCCCGTCGATCTGGTCGCCGTGGTGCTTCGTCGTAGCGATCCACGCGTTGATGCCGCGATCGCCGCTGAAGAGCCGCTCGATCGCTTCGATGCGCGCCTCGAGAAGCGTATGCGCGTTGGCCCACGCCACTGGGATGCCCTCGCGCTTCTCGAGCTCTTCGATTCTCTCGAGCGCGTCGACAATCGCTGCATCTGGATCTGGAAGCACCATCACGCACCCCTTGCCGCGAGCTTGCGCCGCAGCTGCAGCACCTCGCAGGCCTGTTCTTTGGTCAGCACTGCCTCAGGAGCTGCCGCCAATGGCTGCGACTGCACAACGTTCTTGTCGCCGTTCGCGCCGGAAAGCAGCTCTGCCATCTCGTGCGCTCTGACCGTGAGCGCGTCTGCAGCTCGCAGCCGCACACGCAGGCTGGGCGCGTTGCGCGACAGGTCATCGAGCACGGTCACGCCGCGCGCCCACATGGCCATGGTGAGCCGCGTGAGGTCGCCCTGTGCGATCGCCTCGGGCACGACGAGCTTTCCACCACGCACCTCGTCCAGCTGCGCCTGCAGGTCGAGCGCTTCGCCGACAGCGCGCTGGCGACGTATCTCAGCCGCCGCGGCCTCCTTGGCGTTGACTGCCGCAAGCCTGCTGGCGGCCTTCTGCTCGGCACGCTTGACTTTCGTTTCACATGAAACACCACCGCCTTTCATGGCGAACCTCGAACGTTTCGAGATTCTGTGACAGGGGTGCCACGTAGCGTCAAGCCACGGTGGGGCAGTGGTGCAGGGGCTGAATGCTTAGTCCGGGCGCGTACGCTCGCGCGTAATCTCAGACGTCTACGTCTGCATTGCCCCGCCCCGTCCTCCCCCAATCCTACCAGAGCACTGAGAACGCGAGCAGGTGGGACAAATCGCCTTGAGGCGTTTGATTGACGCTTGCGCAAATCAAAAGGCGCGCCTATGTTCTCTGTGTCGGCGCGATGCCGGCGCAACGGGGAGCTGAGGGCATGGACTACAAGGCACTGCGCGCGATGGCTGAGGCTGCGACCACGACCGACGAAGCGTTGCAGGCGGCGGCAGATGCCGCGCTGGAGTCGGGGGACATCACATCCGACGAGCACGCGGACATCGAGAATCTGATCGAGATGGCCGCCGAGGGGCGGGAACGTGACGCGCGGCGGTAAGCGCGCTGGGGCCGGCCGGAAGGCGTTCAAGCCTCCGGCCGAGGTCCGTTCGGTCAACGTAACAGTGCGCGTGACGCCTGCAGAGCGCGAGCGTCTGCGTGAGATCGAGACGCAGGGGCGCAGCGTGCGCGAGGTGCTCGTAGCTGGCATGGACGCGCTCGCGAGGCACGAATCCTGCTGACGCGCCGCCGCGGAAGGATGGCGCGCATGCAAACCGAGCGATTGATCACGGTGGATACACACGCAGCGTTGGTGATGGAGTTGGGGCGGCGGCAAGTTGCGAGCGCGTGGTGGATGAGGCTCAGGGAGGGTCGCCACGGCCTCGAGGCGGTCACGATGGACGGCGACATGCTCCGGCTCGAGTTGCGCGAGGAAGAGCCTCCTGCGATCGCTGAGGCGGCGGAGTAGGTCTTCAGCCATGGGGCCGCCCGATGGTGCGGTCGCGCGGGTCGAAGCCGGGTGGAGGCGCCGGGGCTTTGCTCGGCTGCCAGCCCTCGGTGACGCGCTGGAAGCCGGTGCGTGGGTCGCGTGCGTTGGCCTCGCGGTCACGCTCGCGGCTGCAGGTCAGGCACCACGAGTGCTTGCGCTGGTGGATGGTGCCGCAGCGAGAGCACTCGCGCGCTGCACGCAAGGTCGGTGCGCGGGACATCACCACCACTCGCACTTGGCTTGAGACCACGAGAGGTGCTGGGGGTGCTTCACGAGCTCGAGCACTACGAAGTCCGTCATGGCCCCGTGGTCGCCGCCGAAGTCGGGCCGCTCGGTCAGGAACGCGATGCGCGTCGGGCGGACCTTGGTCCACAGCTCACGCTTGCGCGCTTTGCCGTGGAGGATTTGCGAGCGGAAGATGCCGACCACCCGCGGCGCGAACTTCAGCGCGTGCAGGATGAACGCGACGTCGAGCCCGTTCTCGTAGGGCGGGTTCATCACGCACAGATCGAACTCTGGCCACTCGCCGAGCTGGTACTCGAGGAAGTCATCGCCCACCCATGCGACGCATTCGAGCGCTCGCAGTTCATCGGCGTATCGCATGTCGATCTCGACCGCGTACACGTCCGCCCCCGCAGCCACGAGCGGCCGAACGAGTGCACCGTTGCCGGCGCTTGGTTCGAGCACGCGCGCTCCGAGGCGTTCCATCGCGCGACCCTCGAACGCCCACTCGACCACGCGCTGTGCGAGCTCGGGCGGCGAAAACCACTGACTTTTGGACACGTCGCGATTCGTGCCCGGGATGAGTTCGATCTGGGTCATGCGAACCTCACGCGCACGCCGTACTCGTGCTGCTGGTACTGCTCGTACTTGAACGCGAGGCCCGAGCGCGCCGAGTCGTCCGCCGCACCGAGCCACACGCACGCCTCGTCGCGGAAGCTCTTGAACGCCGCTTGCAACCCGTCCGAGTCGAGCGGGCGCGGTGCGTACCGGATGAACGTGATCTCACGCACGAGCAGCGGCGGAGTCGCGTCGGCGACAGCGATCGCGAACTTCGCGCGCTGACGCTTGCGCTCGCCGGCGCGAACCTGCCAGCGGCCCCAGCTGCTGTTGAGCGGGTTGGTGATGCGCATCCCGATGTCGACGCACAGCCGACCGTCGCGATCGGTGTGCGAGCGCGTTCGGATGAAGTCGCGCTTCACTCGCTTCTTTGGTTTCACCTCGGTCACCTGCATCACGCCCCCTCCCTTTCCTACCGCTCTTGGCTGCATCCGTTGCACTGCTGTTCCCACGTACGCGGCTTGAGCTCGATCAGTTTCAGCCCGTGGCTCGTCTCGCGACCGCAGCGGTAGCAATGCTCGGCGCGCACGATGCGCATGCCGAGTTGGAGCGAGCTGGACGGCAGCAGCGACGTGTACATGTTCGTCTCGAAACGAACGTCACGGCCCGGGGCGGTTTCTGATTTGCCTGGGCGGCTATCGGGCTTGTGCCCCGAGCCGTGACGATCCGACGTGGGCGACACCGGAACTATTTCCGTCGAAGCACCCACGCCCAGACTCTGTTGCGCTTCGCTCACTCGGCGCCCTCGCGCTCGCTCACGGCTGCGCCATCTCGCGAAGTATCTGCGGCACCGTCGGCGGGCCGTTCGGGCAAGAGCAGCGCGATAGCCCGCGCCAACACGTCGCACAGCGCTTCTGGCGCTCCACCGCGGGTACCTGCTGCTGTTTGACAAACTCGGTCCATGGCATGCCGTCCTCGCACTCAGTAGTCATTTCCGGCCGCAGCCACTGGCTGCAGCATGGGTTGCACGCCGACGATCGAGCCAGCTTGCGATCGCTGCACCTGGAAGCGCGGGCGCGCGCTCGACCACTTGATCTTGGCGATCTTGCCCAGCGTGAGGCTGTTGTCCTTGTCGCCGTTCTTCCAGAGCAAGGCGATGACCTCGGACATGTTCTCGATGTCGCCCGACTCCTTCAGGTCGTTGAAGAAGATCTCGCCGAACGGCTTTTCCTTGGACGGCCGCGACACTTGCGAGCCGAGCACCGTGGTCACGCCGAGCTCCTGCCCCTGCGCCTTGATGCGCGATGCGGCGTTCGAGATGAACTCGGCTCGCTTGGTCTTCTGCGGGTCCGCGATCGCCTGCAGGTAGTCCACGTAAACCACCTGGCAGCCGTGTTTGCGCACGAGGTGGCGCATCGCGCGGAGCACGTCGCGCAGCGGGCGCCCGAGCTCGAAGGCGAAGTGTAGCGGAAGGTCCGCTGCCGTGCGTGACGCCGTGTCCGCGTCGATGTCGGTCACGCCGTCGATCGTGCGGTCGATGATGTGCGCGAAGACGCGCTCGCCCCACACGGTCTCTGCGTCCTCGCACGACACGATCCCAACGGGAACGCCGCGACGCGCCTGATTCAGCGCCATCGCGAGCATGAGCGAGCTCTTCCCTGCCCCGGTCGTGCCGCCGATCACCGTCAGCGTCTTCGCGCGTAGGTTCGTGATCGCGCGGTCGAGCATCACAAAGCCCGTGCGCCTGTGGCCGGTCTCGGTGCGCGAGCGTCGCTCCTCGTCGACGGCGGCCCATACGACCTCATGCGATCCGAGGTACTCGCTCGAGCGCTGCTCGGTCTGCTCGCTGGTCACGTTGAGCACGTGCTCGTCGGCAGCCTCCTCCTCGCCCCGAGCGAGGGCTGCAGCGGCGCGCGTCAGGGTCTCGTACTTCCGCCGCCGGCGGGCGAGAGCCCGGAGGTGATCGGCCAGCGGGCCGGCTTTCTGCTCGAGCTCGCCAGGCTGCGCGAGCACGCGGTCGATCTCGTCGGCGAGCTGCGGCGCAGCGAGCTTGAGCTCGGCCTTCCAAACCACCTGCTTGGCGTCGACGCGAGCCCACACGAGCTCAGCGAGCGCGCGCAGACGGTCGCTGAAGAAGTCGGACGGCTCGAGGCGCGCTTCGGCGTCCTGCATGTGGTCGAACTGCGGTCGCGTCTCCACGCCGATGCAGCTCCGGAGGTAGAGCGCTTCGGAGGCGACGTCGGTGCACGGGACTTGGTTCTTCACGAGGCGGCCTCCAGCGATCGAGTTGCGTGGTGCGCGAAGTCGCGAACGAAGAACTCCAGGACGAGTCCCTTCGCTTGCTGCTTGGAGTCACGCAGGAAAGACAGCGCTGTCGCTTCGAAGACCGCGCGTTGTCCCACGCCTGTCCGCTGTGACTCCGCGCGGACAAGTTCGGCGAGCTTTCGGAACTGCGGCGCGTCGGTGCTGACGATCCGCTGTTCGTCGTAAATACGCGGGTTTCTCGAGCCTTCCTGCTCTGCGTTGAAGAGGGCTTGGTAGTGCCTGCCGAGGCGAATCCAGGCTGTCTCGGCCTCTTGGATCTTCGCTGGCTCTCGAAAACTCGGGCGCGCGCTCTCTCTCTCTTCTGAATTGGGAGAGGGAGAGGGAGAGGGACCGTTGGATTCCGCCGGGAGTCCGCGCGGACTCCGCTCGGACTCTTTTCGGAGTCGCTTCGGCTTCGCTTGGGAAGCTCTGCCCTTCGCTTTCCGGTCGGCGTCCGCCTTCCGCTTGGCGAGGATCGACTCCCTGCTTGGGTTGCGATCGAGCCAGTCGTGGAACTGCCAGCCGGCCTCGGTCTCGATCCACAGGCCTGCGGTCACGAGCTCTTGGGCGAGCTCTGCATCGGCTCCCCAGGAACGCGGCAGCGAGCGCGGCACAGCGCCGTCCGTCAGGTGATCGCCGCACCACGAGCCGGCCTTCGCCCACAGCCCTGCAGCAGCGAGCGAGATGCCGACCACCTTCGGGTGCGAGTGCCACTTGTCGTCGATGACAAACCAGCTCATGGGTGCCTCGAATAAGGAAAATGGCGAGGCCGGCCCCTCCGGGGGGATGGTCGGGGCCGGCCGTCAACCACGGGTCCGCGCTGCTTTCGGTCCTAGGTCACGAACCCGAGTCGGACACGATGCGTAAGCCAACGCGGCTGAGGCTTGCGCATCGGACCCGACTCCGAATCGCGACCGGATCAGAAGTGATTGCAATCTGTACGCAATTGATAGCTTGCGTTCGCTGTGCGTATGTGTAAGCGATAGCCGCATGGATTACGCGGCCTTGGTGGAACCACACAGCTCATCGATCGTCGTTTTGAATACGCGTGCGAGCTTCTGCAGCGTGGCGAGTGACGGCATCGCTACGCCGCGCTCGTACCGAGACACGCACGTATTGGTGAGCCCCAACTCCCGAGCCAGCTGGTCTTGCGTGAGGCCGAGCCGCAGGCGCTCCGTCTTGACCCGTCGCTGAAAGTTCATGGATTCAATACTAGTAGTAAACCACCAGCTGTCAAGAGCCAGTAGCATGCAGCAATCGTTTTCCGTGCTCGAACCGATTACGCCTCTGACCGTGGACGGATCGATCGGAGCCCGCATACGGGCACGCAGGAAGGCGCTCAAGCTCACCCAGGACCAGCTAGGCGACCTCGTAGGTATCCCTGGAGATGTCGTCAGCAAGCACGAGCGGGGCGAGCTCGGCGTCGGCGCGAAGCGGTTGCTCGCGTACGCCCGGGCGCTCGAAACGACCGCAGAGTGGTTGTCCGGGGATGCTGGCGAGCCGCAGAAGCCCGGCCCGAAGCCCGGTCAGCTACGCGCGGTCTCGGGCGGCGTTCCGCGCGCCCTGGTCGCGTTGCTGAACGACGGTCGCTGCAACCCAGTCACTGAGCCGGAGATCGACTATTTGACGAGGTACCTGGAGGAAGGCCGCTCACAAGAGCTGATCGATCTCGAGATTCACCTGCTCGCGCACCGAGCCGAGCGCGAGCAGACCGATGAAGCCGTCATGGCTTTCCACGCCGCGATCAAGCGCAAGCGCAAAGAGGCGAAGCGACGGGCGTCGGAGGGAGTCAGCGCCCCGGCGGAGGCTACAAAGCCCGAAATGAGCCGGTGATCGTGACGTCCGAGCGCCGAGCGCGGCGCGACGCGAAGACGTCGCCCTTGCGCGCTCCGATCAGCGCGAAGCTCGCGTGTGGATGCTCTCGCACCAGCGTCGCGAAGTTGGCGTTTGCGTCGAACTGCCGCCGCGGAAGCATGAGAGCACGCGCTAGCCTGGCGATGTTGGTCTGCGAGGCGTACACGCCGTTGCGCATGAGCGCCTCACGCGCAACGCAGCGGATCACGTACTCCTGCTGCTCGCAGTGACCAACGCGCGCGTTGAAGCGAATCTCCCCCCCGACAAAACCCTCGTCGTATGGCCCCACCGGCCGCAACGAAAGGCCATACTCGTCGGCCATTACGAATGCGTCGATCGGTGCGCAAAAGCCGGACTCCCCTAAGATCTTGTCAGCCAACTTCTCAAGCTGTTCAGATGGCATGACCGGAATGTGTACGAGGTTGGACAACTTGTCGCTGTAGTATTCGTAGCAACCAGTTGGCCACACCCTGCCTGACTAGCCGCTAGTACTGTTCCCATGGGTTATGGCGCCTCTGCGGGGTTTCACGTTCTGCGAGTCGGTCGCGTTCCTCGTGCGCGTCGTTGCAGCTCGAGACGACGCTGAAGCCGTAGATCGTGCTGACGGCGAACACACCTAGCCATGCGAGTCCCACCCCCACATAGAGCGGATCGGGGTCGGCCACGGCGTTGGCGTAGTAACCGACCGTCACGCCCTGGATAGCCGTGCCTATCGCATCGAGGGCTGGCGCGGCTCTGCCGGTTGTGCAGTTCAGCGTCGTGTACGCCGTCACCCGCTCTGGTGGCGAGCTCACGAACAGCAGCGAACAACCCGACAAGCAGCAGCACAAGATGGCCGTAAGGAAGCGCATAACCCCTCCAAGATCTCTTGGATGCCACTTCTCGCCTTCTGCGGTGAAAAAATCACGCGCACTTCGCAACTAGCACTTGACTGCTAGTCGCAAACGCCTAAGCTGGGTCGTGTTGGGAACGCAACACGGACCTGGGGAGGCGGCGATGGGACTCGGCGAAATGATTCCGGCGAACGACGCAGACGCGTCGAGCGCGCACGAGCTTCGGGGCGAGCGCGAGGAGCGTGAGGCGGAGCAAGCGGCGGACGAGCACGAGTGGCGCTCGTTGATGACGATGAAGATGATCCCTCACGGGGTCTCGCAGCTCGAGGACATGGCGCAGCGCATGGAGCGCGCGCGCGTGCTCGTGCACGAAGCGATGAACGCCGCCGAGAGCGGCTACCCGCTGCTGCGCCAAGACCTGTTGCTCACACAGGCGCTCGCCGAGCTCGGCTGCGCGGGCTGCGGCGAACGCATCAATCCGCGCGAGATGGCGGAGGTGACGTTCACCCGCAAGCATGGCGTGCACCTGCGTGGTCAGTGCTTCGAGCGCGCGCAAGCGAAGGGCTTGGTGCGGTCGTGAGCACGCGCAGGCACATGGAACTGATGTTCTTGGACGTCCACGACATCGCGGACGCGGTCGTCCCCGAGGACGGACTCGGTAGTTACTACATCTGGACCGCGTGCGTTCGCTACGCCAACAGCCGACTGCTGTTGGCCGAGCTCAACGCCGAACCGGGCGACGAACTGTGAAGCGCGTCACGCTCGAAGACGTCGCGCGCGAGTACCTGCGCGACCAGGGCTGCGACCTGCGAGACACGCTGCTGCTCTCGCACTTCGTGAACAAGGCGAAGCACGCGCTCGCAGAGCCGCAGGCAGACAACGTCGAGGAGTTGGGTGTGGTCGACCGAGAGAAAGGGATGAGGCTGGTACGTGGGTGACAAGAACATCGAGATTTTCGCGTTGATCGAGCAGCGCAAGCTGGAGCTCGAGAAGCAGCTCGCCGAGCAGATCGAGGTCCGCGAAGCGGCGAACAAGCGCATCGCTGAGATCCGCGCGGAGATCGAAGATCTCCCAGTGCGCCGCACGCGCCGGCCGCGCAAGCAGGCAGAGGAGAAGGGCGATGAGTGACGCCATCATCGCCACCGTCGAGCAGCCACGCGCGCTCGCACCCGTGATCGCAGAGAGCAAGCTCGAGCTCCTGCGCGACACGTACGCGAAGGGTGCGACCCCGCAAGAGTTCGACCTGTTCGTCGACGTATGCAACCGCCTGCGGCTCGACCCGTTCGCGCGGCAGATCTACGCGGTGAAGCGCTGGAACTCCGACCTGAAGCGCCAGGAGATGACGCCGCAGGTCTCGATCGACGGCATGCGGCTCACGGCCGAGCGCACCGGCAAGTACGCCGGCCAGGCGCCCCCGGAGTGGTGCGGAGCCGATGGCGTCTGGAAAGACGTGTGGCTCAGCGACAAGCCGCCGATGGCGGCGCGCGTGGCCGTCTACCGCAAGGACTTCGCCCAGCCGATGTACGGCACGGCGCTCTACAGCGAATACGTCCAGACGACCAAAGAGGGCAACCCGACGAAGTTCTGGCGAACCATGCCGGCGAACCAGCTCGCAAAATGCGCTGAGTCGCTCGCGCTCCGGAAGGCATTTCCGAACGAGCTCAGCGGCGTGTACTCGGTCGACGAGCTCGCCCAGGCCGACAACGAGCGGCCGCAAGTCCACGCGAGGCAGGAACACAAGCGGCTGCCGCCGCCAGCTGCCACGACGAGCGACGACCGCCCGAAGTTCAGCGTGGCGTTCCCCAACACGTCGTGGAACGGCCTGCCGATGGAGGATGCGAACCACTCCGTGCTCGAGGAGTACATGGACTGGTGTCGCGGCATCGAGGACACCGAGAAGCTCAAGAAGGGCGTGCGCGAGAACGCCAAGGCTTCGCGCGAGAAGGCTGAGGAAGTCTTCGAGCGGCTGATGCAGCGCGAGGTCGACAAGGCGCAGGCGGCAGCACAGCCCGCGTCAGACGCGGTCGCCGAAGCACTCGAGAAGGATGTCGAGCGCTCGCGTCCGCCGGCCGAGGATACGCAGGACAACATTCCTTACTGAGGTGAGCCATGAAGGTTTACAAGATCGAGGACGGTGAGACGCACTTCGTAGTCGCGGACTCAGAGGACGATGCGATAGCGGTGATGGCTTCGAGTGGTGTCTGTGAAGCGGAGTCGCCGGACGCGTACAGACGCGACTACGACCCGATCGTGGAGCGACTGGCCGACGACTACATGATCGGCATTCGCAATGATGACGCCGGCACCAAGGAGCGGCGGACGGCGCTGGCATGGACTGCCGAGGGGCGCGGCTACCTCTGCGGGACCTGTTGGTGAAGCCATGCAGCACTTCGCACTCTGGCTGATCACGACGCTGAACATCGCGATCGCTCTCGTTCTGTACGTCCGCTGTTACCACTGAGGTGCTGTCATGTCGATCGATAGAGAATCGCTGTACACGCCGGAAGAGCGCAGTGAGATTCGCCGCCTCCACGAGATGGGGCGCCTCAACGAGCAGGAGAGCGCCGACCGCCAGCGCGACGAGCGCAACACCAACTGGGTTCTGCTCGCCGTGATGTTGGGCACGCTGTACGTGATCGCGAGGATGCTGTGATGGAGAGGCCAACGCAAGAGCAGGTGGACCAAGCGCTACGGTACGCCGCGGACGACGAGCGCGATGGGACGTTCAGCATCACGCACTCGGAGTCGATGTGGCTCGCGCGCGAGGTGCGTGCGCTGCGGGAGGAGCGCGACTCGTGGCAGCAGGCGCACGTGGAGCTGACAAAGCTGCTCGGCGACACGCAGGGTTTGTTGCGGGACGTCGAGCGCGATCGGGATTGGGCGGCAGCGTGCAGCAAGGCTCTACAGGAGAGCCAGGAGCGGTTAGCGATCGAGCTGCGCGAGTGCCAGCGACACCGCGACATCGCACGCGAGGCCAGCGAGGCGGCCGAACTGCGGATCGTGGAGCTGCGGGCGGAGCTGGCGCAGGAGCGCGAATCGACCGCGGTCATGTGGGGCTGCGACGTGTCCGCGCTCAAGAAGGCGACCGACGTCGTTCTGAAGGCTTGGAGCGACTTCACCTCGCAAGAGATGTACGGCGAGATGCTGCGCGACGGGATGGACGCTGTCGACTTCGACAACTGGGAAGAGGCTCACGACGAGCTGCGGAAAGCGCGAGGTGAGTCGTGAAACCGCTCAACATCAAGAGCACGCGGCCGAGTCGCGCGCAGCTCGAGGCGGCGATCGACGCGACCGGACGCGTGTACGCGTTCAGCGCCGAAGAGTGGCGCGTGTACGCCTGCAGACTCGCCGCCGAACTCCTCGCCCTGCAGCACGGCATGGAGGAGCTGGAACGCAAGTGGCGTGAAGCTGGCTCACGTCGGTCGACGAACGACTACGACAACTGCGCCGACGAACTCCAGAAGCTGCGGGAGGGTGACCATGGCTGACGCCACCTACGTCGAATCGCAGGAAATCAAGCTGCGAGCCGACATCCACATCGAGCACGCGGACCAAACCGCCAACCGGGCCGGCCCGAGCTTCTACAAGCGGGGTAAGACGCGTGACCTAATCAACGAGATCAAGCGTCTGCGGGACGGCATGGAGGAGCTGGAGCGGATGTGGCGCCAGGAAGCCGGCCCGCGTCATGACCCGACGCGCAGCGATCTGGACTGCGCCGACGAGCTGCAGAAGCTGCGGGAGGGGACATGAGCGCAGCTCGGCTCACGTCGTTCGAGCGGAGAATCCTGCGCGCAGCTGAGCGCTACTACGGTGGGAACGACACGCTCGGAGACTACGAGACCGAGCTGCAGGACGTCGCGAGGGACATCATGCAGAAGCACAGCAAGAACAAGCACGCGTTGGGCAACTTGGCGTACGAGCAAGAACTGTCTGACGAGTTGTGGGAGGGGACGTGAGCGGCTCCAGCACGTGCCGTAGCTGCCAGCGACCGATCGTTTGGGCCAAGACCACGAACGGCAAGAACATGTGCGTCGATCCAGACCCGAGCGAGCGAGGAAACCTCGTGCTCGAGGCGAAGGGGATGGACGCGGGTCGCCCGGCATTCACGGTGCGCCACGCGCGCGACGACGATGCCGCAGACGTGAAGCGCTACGTCTCGCACTTCGTGACGTGCCCAGACGCAAAACACTTCCGGAGGCCGCGGTGATCGAGTCCGTCGAAACGCTGTGGTGGCTGCTGGTCGCACATGCCCTGTGCGACTTCCCGCTGCAGAACGACTACCTCGCGCGTGCCAAGAGCGCTTGGGGCGGGCATGCGGAGTGGCCGTTCGCACTCGCTGCGCACGGCCTCATCCAAGGCGGCGGCGTCGCGCTCGTGACCGGCAGCATCGTGCTCGGACTGCTGGAGCTCGCGGCGCACGTCGTCATCGATCACGTGAAGTGTGCGAAGCGAATCAGCTACGCGACCGACCAGGCGCTGCACGTCGCGTGCAAGCTCGTGTGGCTGGCATTCGTTGGAGTGGTGCCATGAAACGGTGGGGCGTCTCCATTCCGATCACAGGCCATCTCTGGTTCGAGGTCGAAGCCGACTCCGAGGAGCAGGCGATCGAGCGCGCATGGGAACGCTATGGCGAAGGCAGCCACGGCGACGAAGAACCTTACTGGGAAGCGCTCGAGCGCGTCACCGAGGGCAACGTGACGCACGCCGAGTTGAACGAGCAGGAAGCGCAGGAGCTCAAGTGAGCATCGCCAGGCAGCTGATCACCGTGCGCGAAGTGCAGGCAGTCACTGCGCTTTCACGCAGCGCCGCGTACGAGCTCATGGACCGGCTCGGCGCCGTGAAGCTCGGCCGCGCCACGAGATTGCCAAAGCACCGACTCGACAACTACCTTCGCTCGCTTATCGAGGGCACATGGACGTCTACTCGAGAAAACTCCGCACCGGTGATCGATACTGGTACGTCAAAGCCCACTACTGGGCCGATGGAAAGCGCCAGGAGAAGCGACGAAGCACCGGCATCCGAGACGACGGCACCACCAAGTCCCGACGCACAGCTGAAATCGTCGGACGCGACATCGAGCAATCTCTTGCGCTTGGCAAGAATCGCGTCGCTCACCCGACGACCATCGAGCAAGCGTTCGAAGCGCTGATCCGCAAGAAGTCGCTTGCGGGGCGGGCGCAGGCGACCCTCGACATCGTGCTCGACAAGGCGAAGCCGCTGTTCGAGTTTTTCGGATCGAAGACGGCAATCGAGCGCTGCACCGACATCGACGGCTACGTGAAGGTGGCTCTGGCAACGCGCGCCTCGCCGACCGTGAAGCGAGAGCTTCGTGAACTCGCCCTTGCGTTCCGGGCCGCTGGCGTCGAACCGCCCAAGATGCCCGAGCTGTCGGACGGCGTGCCGAAAGAGCGGTTCCTCACACGCTCGGAACAGCTGCAGCTGTTGGCGGCTACCCCAGCGAACCGCCGGGACTACGTCGTCATGTACCTTCACCTCGGACTGTCTCGAGCCGAGCTCTATAAGATCACGCCCGATGATTGTAACTGGGAGCTTCGCGAAGTGCGTGTGCGCGGGACCAAGGTGAAAACCGACGAGCGCGGCGGCCGCGATCGGCCACTACCGATGAGCCCCGAGGTCTACGAGATCCTGTGGGCGCGCCGCGCGTGCTCGCCGATGTTTGCCCGCTGGGGGAACTACGATCGCGAGCTCCGCCAATACGCGGCGCGAGCCGGCTTCGGGCCGGTCAAGGTTGTGAAGCAGAAGTGGCGCACCTACCGGCTGGCCGAGCTTTCGCTGAACGACCTGCGTAGGACGTTCGCGACGCAGCTGGCGGCGGCCGGCGTGCCGATTCTGCACCTGATGCACCTGATGGGCCACAAGAGCACGAAGATGCTGGAGCGGGTCTACGCCCGGGTCGGGCAGGGCGAGCACATGCACGAGGCGATCGCCAAGCTGGCGCCGCTTCGGAAGCGCGAGCAGGCAAAGAAGGAGGCGTGATGGCAAAGTACGAGTTCACCTACGACGACGACACGCGCGCGATCAGCGCTTCGGGGGTCGTGGTCGGTGAGATTTGGAAGATCATCCAAGGCGAGCGCGATCGCCAAGAGCGCTGGCACCGCACCTACAACGCGGTGCTGGGCGGGCTCTGCAGCAACCGCGGGGACCGCCATGGCTTCATCGAAGACGCGGACGAGATGCTCTCCGAGCTGGAGAGGCTCGCGGCCGAGTCCGCCGACGCACGACACGGTCCGCTCGAGTCGTGTGCTCCATGTGTGCCGGAAACTGCGATCACTGCGGGGTCTGCGGACACGGTTTCAGGCTCGAATGACGACAAAAACGGCTGAAAATGCAGTGGGCGGGACAGGGATCGAACCTGCGACGTACGCCGTGTAAAGGCGCGAGCCCTGACCGAAAGCGCAGTAGAGTCGCGAAGCTGAGGTACCACGGATCGGCGTGTGCTGTCCGTGTGCTTGAGAGGGAGAGTGGGGCATGGGAGTCGACGAACTGATGCGCCTCCGCGAGGCAGCGCTCGAAGCCGAGCACGGCGGCTCGACGTCGCGCAACAGGCTGATGCCGCCGAGCGAGTGGCGGCTCGGTAAGCCTGGCGATCCGGCTACGTGCGAGCCGTTCACGGTCATGTGGAACGGCACCGGGCAGGCGGTCGTCTCGACGATCCGACGGCCGGTCGGCGAGTACTTCCTCGCGATGCACCAGCAGCTACCGGCGGTCGCCGAGCTCGTGAAGGCGGCGCGGGCTGTCTACACGATCCATCCGACGCCCGAGAGCCAATGGCAGGAGAAGGCGCTCGTGGCGCTCCGCGAAGCCCTGAAGCCTTTCGAGGAGCCATGAGTGACGAGATCGACGCGGCGTTGAAGCCGGGTAGCGACTTCTGGAAGTGGTTCGACGAGATGCACGCCGCCGAGCAGGCGAAGATGGGCGCGCGGGTCGAGGCGGTCGAGGAGATGCGCCGGGGAGTCCTGCTGGCGCTGGGCAAGCAGGCGCCCGAGGTCGCCGCGCTCGTGAAGGCGGCGCGGACCGCGCATGAGCGACTCGTGTACGAGCTCCGCGGGAGCGGGAGCGTCGATTCACACGACGCGGCCCGTCAGCTGCGCGAAGCCCTGAAGCCGTTCGAGGAGCCATGAGCGACGAGTGGGCCAAGGTTCGGAAGCGTGTCGACGACCTGTCGTGTCAGTGCCACGACGACTACAACGACCCGTGGAAGTTCGAGAACCTGGTGACCGAGCTCGTGATGGCCGCCCGCAAGCTGTCCAAGCGAGCTGAGCGCGATGTGTCCGACACCGTGGCGTACACCACCAACCAGCTGCTCGCCGAGTTGGACAAGGCGCTCGAACCGTTCGAGGGGGAGTGATGCTCGACTGGGCGCAGCTCGACAAGAGCGACCTGTGCGAGCGGTGCGGGCACCGCCGCGATGAGCACGACTGGGGCGGCCGGCACCAGTGTCTCGCCGGCTACGTGCACGAGGAGTCGGAGGGTTGCCCCTGCACGGAGTTCGCGGGGCCTCCGAAGGACGACGACGAGTGATTGCATTCTGATATCACTTGTATAGACTCTGCGAGCACTCTAACCGGAGGCTTGCAGATGACCGTTACGGCTCCCGTTCTCATCCTCGTCGCGCTCGCGTTCTTCTTCCTCACGCTCGGGCAGGACCCGAACAAGAAGCACGGAGTGTTCGCGGCGCTCTGCATCGTGCTCGCGGCGTGCGTCTTCTTCTACGCCGCCGAGGCCGGATCAGTCCTCGCCCGCCTCGGCCGGGAGTAGCCATGTGCACCGGCATCGAGCGCAGCGCTCCTATACCCAATCTCCTGCAGCGGATTGACCCCGTGGTCGGCTGTTCCTCCTCCGTGCAGGTCTTCACCAGCTGTCAAGCGTTGGTGGACAGGGGGGTGGTGTCCACCAGCCTCGCGCACCCCGCGGCGCAGGTCGCATGCGTGATCCTCTCGCTCACGGCCAAGCTCTCGCTCCTGCTCGTGGGGAGCGCGCTGGTGGTCGTCGGGGCGATTGCCAACGTGATCGGCCCCGCACTCATGGCTGCCGGCCGGGCCGCCTTCGAGGCGTCCGGGAGTGTCGGAGGTGATTGCTGATGGGCACCCGACCCACGACGCACGTCTGGGAAGAGACGCCGGCCGTGAAAGCTGGCGACACGATCAAGCTGATCGACAAGCTGACGCCGGAGGAGAGGGCGGCGGTCCGGAAGATCCGCGACCTCGGCGAGACCAAGGTGCTCGACATCAAGGCGCAGCTCCTCGAGGAGGCGGCTACCGCGGCGCGCGCGCACGCAAACGCGTCCAAGCTGATCGACAACAACTCCTGGCTCGAGGCCACCCACGACTACGAACCGCGTCACGTGTGGCCGGGGTGGGCGATCGCGTGTGCAGTCGCGTTCCTCGCAGTCGCAGTGTTCGCGCTGGCGGTCCGGGGAGGGCACCGCTCTACCCTTCTACCGAGTGCGAGCGCAGAAGCCCCTCTCGAGACCCCGGGGGAGCCAGTTGAAGCGCCTTCCACCCGGAAGGGTGGGGTAGCACCCTCCTCCGCTAGCAAAGTGATATCAAGGTGAAAGCAATGGGCATCCTCGAACAGATGAGGCTCGCGCGCGCGCACCCGTTCGCCAGCCTGTTGGGAGCGGCGCTCGGCGGGTTCGTCCCGGTGGCGGCGTATACGATCGTGCACCACGAGCTGCGGGTCGCCGGTCAGCTCGATCTCTGGCGGCCGATCGCGGTGGTGCTGCTCGCCTGCCTGGCGTTCAGCGTCCGCACGGTCTGGCAGTGGGGCGTGCAGTCTTTCCGCGAGCGGGCAAAGGCGGCGTGCTTGGTGGTGGCTGTCGAGGGCGTGATGGTCTTTTCTGATACATCCGCCCTCGCTGTGATTGCACTTGTTTATCTGGTTGGGATAAATGCGATAGCTACAGCATGCACACTGATCGCCGAGGATACCCCCCAGCCGCAGCAAGCCGAGCCCCTGCCCGTACCCGAGCTGCCCGAGCTGCCAAGGGGAAAAGCGGTCGGCCGGATCGCCGCGCGGGTGAGGCCGGCATGAAGTCTCAAATCCTCCTCCGGCTCGACGTGGAGACCGAAGACAGGCTGAACGTCCTAGTGGACTTGATGGCTGCGAACCCCGAGCTCTCGGGGGTCAAGGTGACCAAGTCGCTGGTGCACCGGAAGGTGCTACTCGCCGGCCTCGAGGCGCTCGAAGCGCATTACGCGCTCGCGCCGAAGAAGCGCTGATGCGGATCGTGAATCGCGACGAGTTCATGAGGCTTCCACCGGGAACGGTGTACGCGGAGTTCGAGCCGTACGTGCTTGGCGAGGTCTGCGTGAAGGGCGAGACGCTCGACCACGGGCCCGACCACCCATACCCGCCGGCGGACTTCTGGCGCGGCGACTTGGCCTCGTTGGACTGGAACGACAGTGACCATCTCACGAAGCTGATGGACGAGGCGCGCACGCAGGACGTACGGCTCGTATTCGGTTGCCCGCAGACGCGCGAGGGCTACGTCGAAGATGGCCAGCTGTACGCCGTCTGGAGTCGAGACGACGTCCGCCGCTGCGCCGAGTACCTGATGAAGCTCGCCGATGGCCAGTAGCGCCCAGACGAGCCCGGGCCCGATGATCAGGGCCACTGCTTTCGGGGCGGCATCTTCTCGGTGGTCTTGTCGTCCCAAGCCTGCGGCGAGTCGTCCACGCGGGCCGGGACGCACATCTCGAGCGTGGCGTGACGCGGCGGCATCGGCGGGCGAGGGTCTTCGACGACGAGCGGCTGCGTCACGTTCCAACGCTCGAAGCTGCGGCCCATCTGCACGGCTTGGCGAATCGCCATGCCGACGATCACCTGCAGTCCGGCGAAGTCGACCTCGCTGATCGCCTTCTCTTTGCGCTGCGCGTTCCACGCGACGATGTCGCGCTTGCAGCGGTCGCTCAGGCCGACCATGCGATCGTTGAGCTTGGCTTCTGCCTTCACGGGCTACCTCCGGCCGAGCGGCGGCGGTGGAAAGGGCGGGGGCGGCACCGAAGCTTCGGCTCGAAGCCTGCTTAGTTCATCACGCATCCGCTTCATCTCGGCGTTCTCGCCGGGACCCGGTGGCACGTTTCCGAGCAGACCCCAGCCGAGGGCCATCAGAGTTCCGAACGCGGTCGGGTCGCTTCGGACCTCGGGATCGAGGACTCCAAGCACGATCACGCCGACGCCCAGCAGCATCTGCAGGGTCCCGCGCAAAGCACCCCAGTCCATGGACGCTCACCCCTTGTTAGCTGTGTGTGTTATGTCACACATCGCCCTACCACGCCAGGCGTTCAGCGGTCTTGCTTCACAGGCCAGCGGTATCCGAGCAAGCGCTCTTTCGGGTAGCTGGCGAAGCACACGGCGTCGCCGCGTTGGTTGCCTCCAAGGGCCAGGATGTCATGGCCGACCTGGTCAGTAAAAAAGGCCGCGTGGCCAGAGTTCTCGTCGGGCGGTCGGCTGAAAACCGCGATGCATCCGAAGCGCGGCTCTTCGAGCGGCAGTCCGTAGGACATGAAGCGCCGGGCCATCGCGTAGCCGGGGTTTGAAAGATCGGCTTGCTCGAGCGTCCAGCAGACGAACGCGGCGCACCAGTTCGTGCTGTCGCGGATCGCCTTCTCCGGCAGCCGCGTCGCTCGCAGGTACTCGAGCACGCGCGGGTTGTCTGCTTTGCCGGGCGCCTCACGCACGCCGATCTCAGCTCGAGCGATGAGCATGTGCTGCGGCCAAGACTCCTCGGGAGGTAAACCGCTTGGGATGTGTTTCATGGGGTGCCGTATTCGACCTCAGAATAGAGGAGCAGCGCGTCGCGCTCGGCGATGGTCGGGACGCTCGGCGCCAGCAAAAACCACTTCATCGATACGTTCGCGTTGTTGATCGTCGTGACGGTTGGGAACGCGCCGCTGAAGCTCGCACCGACCGCAACCATCGTGACCGCGCTCGCGAATGTGGTGAGCCCGGGATTCGCGCTCGCGTCGTTCGCGATCATCACGCCGTCCATTGCGACGACGGTGCCCAGCGTCGCGTCGCAGAAGATCTCCCAGAAGTGCGCATCTGTGTCCTGGATGTCGCCGCTCGCCGCCGTGCCGCCTGTAAATCCGTTCTGCCGGCGAGCCATGAAGAAGTCGTTACCCGCGCCGTCGCTATCGCAGCCGGTGCGGATCTGAGCCTCTGTGCCGCTCGAGCCGCCACGCATCGAGAGGCACATTCGATCCTGTGTGCCCGTCGCGGGTGTCCTGTGCCGCCACGTCCCGCACATGTACGGCCGATCGCCTGCCGAGATCCCGACGCCTGCGAGCGCGATCGCTGACCAGAGGTCTCCCGTGGCGGTCGCCTGCGCAACGAGTGTGTCGTTGAAGAAGCCCGCATCCACCGCGACCGTCGGCGCGTTCACGCCCGCCAGCACGTTCGCGAGGATCTGCGAGATCCACTGCGTTGGATCGCAGTCGAGCTCGGCGTGCCACCAGTCCCCGACTGCAGCCGGCAGCGGCGGAGTAGGGATCACCGGCGGCGGAGTTCCCCCGCCGCCGGACGCTGCGCCGAAGCCTCCACGGCCCGGCCGTCGTGTACCCAGCCGTCGCGACATCACCGCCCCGACGCCATGATGTAGACGTGTCCGCCCGAGCCCTCGCCGAACACCCGATAGTGCGTCGCACCCTTCGGCGCGATCACGTCCTGGTATCCGACTTCGAGGCAGAAGAGAGGATCAGCCACCGTCGGCGCGGCGACGTCTGCGTCGCCGAACACGATGTGCGCGCCGTCTGCGAGCGCGCCGGTCGCGAGCACGCTCACGTACACTGGGAAGTCTGCGGCCGTGCGGAATTGCACGGCCGCGTTCGCACCGGCTGCGTACGCGCTGCGCTGTGGTCCGCCGACGGTCGGCGCCCACCGATCGAGTGCGGATGCGATGTCTGAGTTACTCATGACTCATGTCCTTTCGAACTTCTCCTGGAACGCGACCCAGTTGTTTGGATGCGTTGCGAACGCGCCCGCGAATGCCAAGTCACTGTTCCAATAGCCGTGGTAGACGACGCGGTTTGCGGCTCTCGGTCGCAGTAGCCACTCGCCGATACGACGCACGAGGGTCCCGGTGTTGTAGTTCGTCGCCCACTCCGGCAGCGCGAGGAACTTGTTGTGCAGCCTCGCGAACTCTTCTTGCCAGCGCAGCGAGCAGTTCGCCGCCTGGTACGGGTTTACGTACGAGTCCGACCAGTTGGCGCTGTTGACGTAGACGTCGTTCCCGACGATGTCGACGAACTCATCGCCGGGGTAATACGCGTCCGCGAGTGGCTGATCCCACAGCGGGCACCAGTCGATCAAGACATCGGGCATGCCGCGCCGAATGCGGATCGCGAAGTTGCCGAAGGCCTGCGCGTAGTTCGCCGCGCTCCAACCGATCGCGCTTCGGTCCCACGGATAGCCGCTCGCCTTATTGAACTCCCACCCGATCCGGATGCTGAGAATCCGATCTTTGTACGGGATCAGGTTCGCGACGCACTGGTCATACAGGGCGTTGTAGCCGCCGCTGGCTGCAGTCGCGAGGCTCTGCCCGGCCTGCACGAGCGAGTGCGACAGGATCACCTTCTGTCCCGCGGCAAACTTGTTGTTGAGCTCGAACGTGTTGCTCGTGAGCGTGTTCTCGTCGGTGTACGCGAGGAACGCATCGATCGGCCTTCCGAGCGCAGCCTCAACGCCCGCCTGCAGGCCCATGTCGCTCAGGTACATGCAGAGCAGAGGCTCCTGGCGGAGCGCGCGATTACCTGGTTGCACGGCGTAGGGATCGACGCCTGGACCAGCTGGGCCCTCCGGCCCCTGCGGACCTGCGGGTCCCTCCGGCCCAGCTGGACCTGGCTCGCCCGCGCCGCCGCCAGCTACGCCCTTGAACTCGTTGGTTGTCGAATCGTAGGCCATCACCTGGCCGCTCGAGAACGCGCCGAGCGGCACATCCCGCGGGACGCCTCCGATCGTTGCTCTGAGGGCTGCGCGTTGCATCAGAAGTCGAGCTCTCCCGTGACCATCTGCAGCTTCGGCAGGTAGGTAGTGCGCCACGTCTCATCGCTCTGGCGAAGCTTCGTGAGGAGCGCTTTGACCGCGCCGCTGTCCGGACTCGCGGCGGCGTCAGCGAACTGCTTTTGATAGGGACCAAGCGCCTGCGGCTCGCTCTGCAGCAACTGCATTGCCGCCTGCGGAAGCATGAAGCCTCGCGACGCTTGCTGCCCTTCGTCCCGTCCCGCTTCCTGCGCTGCGATCGCGCCGCCCGCGTCGCCGAAAGCTCCCGCCGGCCCGGCCATGTCGCCGATCCAGTTCGCAGCCTTGCTCGCGCCGCCGAGCACGTTCGCTGCTCCGGCGCGTCCACCCGTCTTGACGGCTGCCGCAGCAACCATGCCCGGAAAGCCGCCGCCAGCTGCACCGATCAGCGAAGGCAGCGACAGAGGCTGGTTACCGAACTCGCGCATCGCGCGCGAGTTCCCGACGCCAGCGATCGTCGCGCTGTTGCCGAGGTTCTCCTGGATCGACTCCCACCGCGGCGCGAGCTCGGGCGACGTGTTCTCGAGCGACTCCACGAGGCCACCGCGGAGCCCGTTGCCAGCGTCGCGCGCCACCTCTTCGTAGAGACCGTCCTCACGCGAGCCGCCGAGCTTGTCCCAGTTGACCGCCTTGTCGTAGCCCTGCCGTGCGCGCAGCGCTTGATCGAACGGCATCTGGTCCCACTCGCTCTTGTTCGCGAGCGCTTCGGCTTCCTGCCGATACTGCGTCACCTGCCGCGCGGAGTCGGCGTCCGGCAGCTGGGATAGCTGCCCGGCTTCGCGCCGCAGCTTGTCGCCGACCGCGCCGGTGTCGACCATCGGCATCCCCTCGGGCCGGCCCGCGAGATCGTCGATGAAGGCGCGCTGATCGCCCTGCCACATCGAGTTCATGCTCGCCGCTTCGTCGCCGATGCCCTCCGGCGTCCACTGCGTCAGGCCATGGTTCTCCATCCACTCGCCGAGCTGCGCGACGCCCTGCTTGCCGCCTTGGTTCTGCGCGAGGCGATCCATCGATCCGCCGTAGAGCCCCGAGCTCGCGACGCGGTTGAGCAAGCCTTGCTCGCGCAGCCACGGGGCCGCCTTCTCGCCCACCCAGCTGGCCGCACCGCTCGCGCCCGCGCCGAGTGCACCACCCGCACCGCCGAGCGCTGCGCCCGCCCCAGCGCCTTGCAGCGCGCCTTCGAGGCGATCGCCGTCGTCGGCGTACCCCGCGCCGGCCAAGCCGCCCTCGAGAGCGCCCGTCGCCGCTGCGCCCCGGATTCCATGCCCGATGCCGCCGGTAGCGGCAGCCATGCCGAGGCCGCCCGCCACGTCGCCTGCGAGCGACCAGCCGGGAGAGCGCTCCTGTGCGAGCTGCTGGCGATCCCGTACCGCTTGCCCGCGCTGCTCGCCCGCCAGTGCCCCGACGATCTCGTCGCCGTAGCCGAACGTCGCCGACTGCGCGGCGCGCTGTCCGAAGTCGCTGCCGCCTTCGAGCACGCTTTCCCACAGCCCGGCCTCGGGGTCGTGCTGCGTGCCCCACTTCGCCGCGCCCGCGCTCGAGCTCTGCTGCAGCGGCACCTGCGCCGGCCCCGACCACGGCTTGAACGCGGACTGCTCGGCAGCCGCGCGCTCCGCGTCGAGACCTTCGAGCGTGACGCCCACCTGCGGGTAGCCGCCGCCCAGAGCTGCGTTGAGCTCGTCGTCGAACGAGCTACCGCCGCCGCCGAGCGCCTGCTGCAGCTCTTCGTCGAAACCCGGCATCAGGGCACCTGCCATCCCGGCTTGCCGCGCAGCTGCTGCGCCTGCTCGGGCGTCACCATGCCGCGCTGCCCGCTCGGCGAGACGACCGGCACCATGCCGCCGCCGCCCGCTGCCGGCATGTTCACGGCGCCCGGAGCGCCGCCCCCTGTCGGACCCAGCCGGATCGGCCCCGCGCCGCCTGGAGCCGGAGCGGGGCCGAGCGCCCAGTCCGCATCGCCGCCGAGCACCGACCGCGCCTCATTCTCGCGCCCGGCGCTCTGCTGCTTCATCTCGGTCTGCAGCCAGCGCTTCGTCGCCGCCCACGCGATCTTGAACTGCTGCTCGGTCGCGCCGGTGCCGCCCGCCACGAAGCCGGCGATCTTCTCGAACTCGGGCGGCGGGATGGCCGCGCCGGATCGCACGCGCGCCACGAGGTCGGTCATGTTGCTGACCGCGTTGCGCACCGCGAGATCGTCCTCGTTCGACAGCTTGCCGCTCTTGAACGAGTCCCACATGCCGACGCCGGGCTGGTCGCCCGGGTACTTCGCCATCACGGAGTCGAGGTTCTTGCCGATCGTGACGAGCGGCCGCGTCTTCTCGGTCTCGTCGCGGAACTTGTTCATCTTCGACTGCGAGCGCTGCTCGCGCCGCGACTCGCCCGCGCCGGTGGCTGCTTCGCGCGCGCCGGCCTGCTCGCCCGCGAGCGTCGCCTTCTCGTCCATCGTGGCTTGAGCCGTCTGCTCGGCTCGCGCGACCGCGGCTGGCGTTTGCTGCTCGAACTCGGTCGCCTTCGCTCGGCCCGTCTGCTCAGCGAGCGCGTTCTCCGCTGTGATGCGTCCGCGTGCCGTCGCGCCGGCCTTGTCGTCCGCGTGCTCGAGTTCCCACTCTTTCACGAGCGGACCCATCGCAGAGCGCACCTGCGCCATGGTCTTGAGGCCACCCAGGTCGTAGCCCTTCGTCTTGGCCCACGCGATAAACGCTGAGGGGTCCTGCCCCTGCTCACGAATCCCTCGCGAGGCGTCCCGGTCCTCGTTCAGCGCATGCTCTTTGTCGACTCGCGCACCGAGCGATCGGTCCAAGTATTGGTTGTACTTCGCGCGTTCAGCGAGCTGCTGCTGCTCGAGGCCCTGCCGCGCGCGCTCCTTCTCGTACTGCATCGCCTCTTGCCGCGAGCGCAGTCGGATGTCGGCACTTCGATCCGCGCCGGCCGCACCCGCCGCCAGGATCGCGCCGGTGTTGCGCCCCTTGTTGAGCGCGAGGTCGGCGATCGCGCCGAGCCCGCTCGCCCCGATGCTGACCGCCGTCGCCCAGTCCGGCGCCGTGCCGTCGTCGCGCAGCGGCGCCATCGGTTCGGCGAGCTGTGGCGGCGGCGAGCTCGGCAGCGGAGCGATGCCGCTCGGAGGCGCGAGATACGCGTTCTCGAGCATCGCCATTTCCTGACGCTCGCGCTCGAACGCGTTCAGATCTTCGTCGTCGAAGAGCGAGTAGGTCATCAGGCCATCCTGTACTTCGGGTTGTTCTGCGCGAGGATGCCGAGCCCAGTCATCTGCTGCTGCTGCAGCCGGTTCTGCGTCGACATCGAGCTCGACTGGCCGGAGCCCGCGAGGAACGAACCGTAGGCGCTCTGCAGGTTGCCGAACGTGGTCTGCGGGATGCCTCCGGCGAAGTTGTTCGTGTTCGTGCGCATCGTGTGCTGCGCGCCGGTGTTCGAGATGCCCATCCCGACCGTGTCGCGGTCGCGCGCATACTGCGAGTCGTTCACGCCCATGCCCGCGCCGAACATGTCGCTGTTGCGACCGCTGATCTGACCGGTCGTGGCGTTGTTCCCGGTGAGCCGCTGGCCTGCGAGGCCTGCGAGGCTGTCCGCTTGCCAACGCTGCTGCACCATCGACTGGTTCGAGTTGAACATGTTGATCGCGTCATTCGCAGAGCGAATGTTGTTCGCCATGTTGCCCTGCTGGATTCCGCCAGCGAGCATCGCGCTCTGGTTGTTCGCGCGCGCCTGGTTCGTCTGGCCCGCATTGAACATGCCGACCTGATTGGCTTGCCCGGCGTTGAACTGTGAGTTCTGGTTCGCCTGGCCTGTGTTGAACATGTTGACGTTGTTGCGCTCGCCCGCGTTGAACATCGACATGTTGTTCGCCTGCCCGGCGTTGAACATGCCCACCTGGTTCACCTGACCGGTGTTGAACATCCCGACGGCATCGTTCTGTCCGCGGATTGTGTTCGCCTGCTGCGCGGACGATAGGTGTCCGGTGAGCCGCGTCGACTGGTTGTTGGCGAACGCCTGGTTTTTGGCGTTCGTGTTGAACATGCCGACCGAGTCTTCGGCTTCGCGCAGCCGCGCTGCGGCGTCGTTGTACATCGCCACGGCGTTCTGGTGCGACGCCCGGATCGCGTTCGTCTGCGCCGCGCTCATGGCGAGCCCTTGCTGCTGGGCCGCCCGCAGCGCGTTCTCGGCTTCCGACACCATCGCGAGCGCCTGCTGCTGCTGCGCGCGCGCGTTCGCGGCCGCCTCGTTGTACATCCCTTCGCCCTGCAGCTGCTGGGCGCGCAGCTGTCCGGACGCAGACGTATAGCCCTCGAGCGCTTGCATCGACCGACCAACCGCATTCGCCTGCAGCCCGAGCTCGGCCTGCGTGCGGTCTTGCCCGAGCTGCTGGCGCTGCGAATCCATCGCCGCGACCTCCGCGCCACCCGAACGCAGCCCGCGGAACGCGAGATCTTGCATCTGCGCTTCGCGGTTGCCGCGGTCCTGCGCCTCGAAGCTGCGTCGGGCGATCTCGGCGAGGTAGCGCTCCTGTGCGGTCGCCTGCGGCGTCGTCAGCTCTTTGTACTTCGCGATCCCTTCGCGGAAGTCCTGGCCGCCGTTGTCGATCTCGTTGCGAAGCCGCGCCATCGCGTCGCGCTGCGCCGCCGTGGCCGTGCCGCCCTCGGCGTCGATCTCGCGCTGCAGAGCCGCGATCGCTGCGCGCTGACCGTTGCCACCGCTCCGGAGCTCCTGCTCGATGTCCTGCAGCGCGTTGTACTGGTCGATGTGACCGTCCCGCATGTCGTCGTCGATCGCCTGCAACCCATCGAGCTGCCGCTGCCTCACGGCGTCGGGCGTCTGCCACTGCGCGGCGGCGTAATCAAGCGATCCTTGTGAGACGCCGTACAGGTCATCCATCGCCTGCCACTGGCGATTGATGTCTGCGCTGCTGGAGCTGTACTGCTCGGCAAGCGCCTTCGTCAGCTGCGCCTGCGCGGCGGCAGGGGCTTGGTATAGCTGGGCCTGCGTGAGCCCGGACTGCGCGGCGTTGTAGTTGAGCGAGCCGCCCGCAACTCCGCTCGCCCAGTTGAGCGCGTTGCGTTGCGCACCGAGCCCCTCAGCATCGAACGCGACCGGGTTGTAGTTCATCCCGCTGATGCGGGACTGCACCGAGTCTAGATCGGTGTTGAACCGTCCGAGGGCTGCTTGGTCCTGCGAGTTGAGTCCCGACTGTTGGTTGCGATAATCCGCGAACAGGTTCGCCGACTGCTGGTTGGCGCGCGCGGCGTTGTTCTGCTGCGTCGCGAACAGATCGTTCATCGAGCGGATCGCGTCGTTGTCGTGGCCGATCTGACGCTGGAGCTGGTCCTGCTGCGCCTGTGTGACGCCGTTCACGCCGCTGTAGAGCAGGTCCTGCCAGTTGCGATTCTGTCCGTTGAAGTTGTCGAGCTCGTTCTGACTCTGCGCCGCCTGCTGCTGCATGATCGCGGAGCCGTTCGGCGCGCCGCCCATTATGTTCGTGCCCTGGTATCCGGGTTGCCCCGGCATCCGCACGGGCCGCTTCACCTGCGCCGCGAGCCCGCGCTCGTCGTACTCGCTGAAGCCGGGCATCTCGTTCGAAGGCATGTCTTGGAGACGCTTCGAGACCTCGCCGGGCGATCCGTTGGTGTACGTCGTCGCCCCGTTCGGAAGCTTCGTCTGCTTCACCCACCGGTCGCCGACGAGGCCCCAAACGTCGCCGTACTGATCGGTGTAGTACTGGCCACTCGTGCCAGCCTGGTGTGTCGGCACGCCCGGGGCTGTCTCGCCGGTCTCCCAGTCGGGCCGCTGCGAAAGCGTCTCGTAGTTCGTCGTCGGCGCGAACGTGGGCGAACTCGTCGCCATCGGCACGTTCTGCGACGCGCTGCGCACGAGCTCGCCCGTCACGGGGTCCACGGTGTAGCCGCGGGGTAGCCCGACGTTGGAACGAAACGTAGTGGTCGGGACAGCCATCAGAGCACCCCTTGCGAGCGCGCGGGAAACCACACGCGGAACTTGAAGCGGTATTTCGTCGTCACGCTCGGCGTGAGGCCGTCGATTGACGTGATCTGCGCGCCGCCGAGCTCCGGCTTCCAGTTGTAATGCACCATCGACCCACACGAGACCGGTGTCTCTTGCGCGTTCAGGTTGATGATGCGAGCGAGCTCGATGTTTTCCGGCTCCTCAGAGCCGACACCGAGCACCATCGGCTCGGTGTAGAATGCCTCGATCGTCTTCGTGACCGAACGCGACTGGCTGTCGAACGCGTGCTGCGCATCTCGCGCGTGTTCGCCGAGGTCCTTCGCGTCGAAGAGCTGCTTTCGCAGCTGGGTATTGCGGTTGAGCGTCATCGGTGAAGGTTCTGCTCTCCGAACTGTCGATAGCGCAGCGACAGCGCGAAGAAGTTGGTAGGCGAGGCTTGCGGCAACACCTGGAAACCGGGCCCGACCGTGTGACCGACGGCAACACGTCGGGGGACGCCGATCTGTGCGCGCGACTCGCGGTAGAACTGCGCGCCGCCCTTCAGCGCCACCGCTGGAGAATCCACGCCGTTCCAGTTCGGCGTGATGCTCTTGCCGATCGATCCGGCGTCGAACACCCACGTCGAATCGACCCACTGCTTTTGCGAGAACGGATCGCCGGCGAACATCGGCTGGAACCGAACGGTGCAAGCGTCGTAGCTGGTCGCGTTCCACGAAGAGAACGCTGGCTGCGCGTCTCCCGGAGAGCGCCCGGCGTATACCGCCGCGGCTCCAAAGTAAGGGTACCGTGCATACGCCAGAGCCGTGATGTCTTCCCACCCCAGCGTCGTGTAAGCAGCGGCCCGAACGCTGTAGAGAATCACGCGCGTGTCATCGAGACGCACGAGGATCTCGTCATCCGTTTCGTTGCGTTCGACGATGATCGACGCCGTCTCTGCGTACTCTGAGCCCGGCAACAGCGCCGACACCGTCTCGCTCGACAAGCGCTCGACACCCGCATCGGTCACGCGCACGAGGCCGACGTTCGTGTACGCGTAGACAGCTTCGCGTAGCACCGTCGT